TTGATCTCTTCACAAGGAGTATCGGGCTCCGACACCGTCGTTAAACTAAGTGTAGGAGCACGAGCAAATCTCTCTTCGAGTTTTGCAAAGCGTTCACATAACGCTGCGAAAGCCTCATTCTGAGTTTCTTTCGACTTAAGAGCAAGAAGGGCACCACCACTAATTTGGGTGATGAAGATATCCACTTTACCAGCCGCCAAGCTGGTCAAACCCGATATTGTTATCGTGTTTGCTGCTCCTGTGCCATTTGCTGACACTGTAAACACAGCAACCTGAACCGAAGTTCCCGCTGCCACAGCATTTGCTGCAGCAGCTGAGCTATCCACTAAGATAGTAGGCTTGGCAGTAATATTACCACCAGGCGTAAACGACGCAACAACAGTAGTAGAACCAACTGTTGAAAAGGTAAGCACAAACGTTCCTGCAATAGGCAACGTAAAAGTGCTCGTTGTAGAGACCACCGGGATTGTTGATCCCGTCGCCAAAGTGCCACCCGTCGTTCCTAAGAACGCCGAGCCAGCAGCAGCGGCAGATGCAAGTGGTCCCTCAACCACATGTGCATACAAGACTTGTTGACCGATAGGCGTTTCTTGTTTGCGCCGTATCAACGTCCATTCATGTTCGACCCAAAGCTCACCGGCAGGCGTCGCAGCTTGTGCTCCATTGGAACACAGCTGAAACTGACCCATGTCGTAGAACTTTGCGGCCTGACCTGTAGGAGCAGCGATGTTTGCAGAACTAAACACGAAATATTGATTCAGAGCCAATGCGTCACCTTTTGATCGGTTTCGACCTCGACTCTTGTGAGCAACACTCACATCGTGCACGAAATGCCCTGCGAAGGGTGGACCAGAAACTGATCCTTCGTAGTTTTCCAGCTGAGACACGTTAGTGAACGTAGAATCATCTGGGTCCATATTCGTGGCCATGGCAATGATTCCAGCGGAAGTCAAAGTGCCAGAAGCCATATATTCTTCACCACGATACCAAAATCTGAGCAAATGACAGATGTACTCCTCATAAGTACTGGCAATCTGGGAGAAAACTGGAAAAAGCAAAGAATTGCCCGGATTCAGAAAGAAATTCTGGATCAAGGCAAACGCTGTTGATGCTACTGGGATATCCATCACCTTTTCAAAACGGCGATTGAAGTGATCTCTCACTTGGTTGGAATTTTTCCAAACCGTACCCACATTAACACCATCCGTGACTGAGCTCGCCACATTTTTGGGCGGAGCCATCGCAGGACCCGAATTATTTTTCTTCGGGTGATTTGTTTTTCGGGGAGTACCTTTCTTTTTCTGCTTGGCTGCCTTTTTGGCAGCTTTCTTTTGTGCCTTGCCATTCTTTGGGCCAGACATTTTAGCAGGAAATAGAAGGTGACGAGAGTAAGAAAGAAGAAGAAGAAGGAAGAGAGTTAGATGTTGTAGATTCAAAATGATTTCTAAGACTTTTTAAAAGGGATGCTGCAGCGCTTACCGAAAAGCGGGAGCCCTTTACATTTTCAAGTCCGGCATACAATGCCCAACACCAATCATTGGATTTATAGATTGCGTCAATGTCACTCATGGACAAGCCGTTTATCTCACCAAATAACTGCTCTTTGTACTCTGGATGATTCCAGATCCACTCAATATATGATTGAATGAAGGTGCGGCACTCAAGGTTTGCCCAAGAGTCAATCCGCAACGCATACGCTCTCATCAGATGCCAACGAACATCGTCGACAGTCGAACCCCACCGTAGGGAACACAAAACACGTTCTGTATCTGGAACAGGTAACCAGACTCCAGAACTCGAGCCATCAGGTTGCTCGTATCTGAAACCTTGCGATAAGAACTGAACGTCCTTCAAGAGCCGAGGCTCCTCACAAGGGGTCTTGGTAGTGATACCGATACCACTCCATAATGGGGCAATAGTCTTAGGGTTGAACCAATCCACGCACAGTTGAGATACTGTAAACGTGTTATCGTCGCCATTTAAGGCAGCCGCAACATTAGACATAAAGTCCTCATAGCTTCCGAACACATCACCTTCGTAGTTTCGCATTGATACATCACTCGTCATCGCAGCAGCTACCGAAGCAGCATTTGCAGTTCCGAATTTCTTCTCAGCTAATTCTATCCAAGCGTAGGCAAACAACCGAAACAAAATCATGGTATTATCCACGATAGTGTTGGCTGATCCCGACGGGTTTCCAGTGTGTTTCTGAATAAGCTCACCATTCTCAAGAACAATCACAGAATGAACTATGTCGTCATACAGGCGTTGAAACCTGCGAGAATTTTCAGGTGTTTTGAATTCCTCGCTCAGCATTTGCCACCTAATCTCCATTTGGCCATACATGGCCCGCGCAAAAAGACTAGAATCATATTCTGATTCATCTAGCTCAAAGGCATGGGGGTGGACGCTCAAGCGCGCAAAAAGTGCATTCCAACCTTGCAAAAATTTGGATGCTCCAACGAAAGACCAAGTCTTACCGTTGGTCTGATAGAACTTTGTGTTCATATCAAGACAGAACCGGTTAAGGGCAACTGAAT